CGTTTTGCGCACGTGGAGTTGTTGTTGTATTTGGCGTTAAACTACGCCCAGTGTACCTGTTATATAGTGAGTTGGAGCGTTACGACGCTCCTTCTTCCTATATTAACAGTTATGTTGATATAATAAACTTTATCATACCCGTTCCCTGGGATAGTGGGATATAGAAATATATTAAAGGATATTTGAAATTTAAGTAACCATGAGAGTTTTTTCCTTGAATTCTCGATGATTGGTTTATTGAACTGATGTGTACCTTCCTTTTGGATGGCGCGTCCCTTGTGCCTTAGCACATGATTGTGGAAACATGGATTCGCATTTTATAGTTTAGTAATAAACTACAGTTTAGTACAGGTAAGACTGACTTTCTGGTATAATCGGTTATGGATTGATAATCCTGACTCGGTTATTTGAAAATTTTATTAATCACTTTAGCGCTTTTAAAGGCGTTTACATAAAGAGTAAGCGGTTCGATACATGCCCTTCTAGCAGGGGCAGGCTTAGCTGTCAAGTGTAAATCGATCTAATCTATTTGTTCCAGTAGTAACGCAGAATTAGGTGCGCTGAGGATTGGTATCCTGTGAAGGCACTTTTGCTACTTTTTGTAAACAAATTTCTAAGACATTGAAAAGATTTCTGGTCAATAGTTTTATCGCATCTATCAAGAGAGTCGTGGCCTAGCCATATCGGCGAGACGGTTTATGAGACCTTATTTGATGTTCAATGGGAGTGAAAGATTTTAGGATTAAATAATTGAGAAACCATCGGTAAACAACCTACGAGGTATAACATAGGTGGGAGAGCTTGCTCGAATCTGAAATACCACCACTCGTAACGTTGTTTTACCTCTTCTCTTATCTTGAACACAATATGATTAATTTTATTAAGGCTAGCAGATATGGAAATAGTGTTTCAAGAAATGCAAGTATACCAGAGACTTGCACCATTCAAAATCAGATCGATGAGATTCCATCAAAGGAAGATCTTCGATCTCAATATTATAAAAATAAAAAACATAAAAAAGAACGTTTTTCTTGCTCCCGTGGTGGACGGGATAGTGGTAAGAAAAAGAATAAACAGGTGCCAAGGGAAAAATTTTTTCTTCCCCAGATTGGATCTGTTTCGATTGTTACAGCATTTGCAAACCTTGCTAAAATTAAAGGTATTCCAATTGATGATAAGTTTTCCAGCCGTATTGAAAATTTGGGAGCTTTGTTCGTAGCAGCAAAAGATTGCACTACAGTTTCTAGTTTTTCAGCAACGATTTTCCTGTATTTGAAAACTGAGTACGACAAATCAGTTGCTAACTTGGTGGCTGGCTATTTGGCTGAGTTGTTAGATACAGTATTTGACTCGCAAACTGGTGAGTTTGGAGTTAAGTCGGAAAAAGATAAACCATCTTGGTTATTACTTCTTAAGGATTTACAAGAGAATTGGTCGCTTGTAACTCGGAATGAAGGATTTAAGAAGATTTCACATGTCCTGAGCCTTTGCTTGGCTCTAGGATTGTGTGATTCTGCAGATCTCGATTTTTCTATTGGAGGTATCAAGATGTTCTCCATTGGTGCTTTTGCCAAACATGTTTCGGCTGTTGAACTTGTCGACGCAATATTTGAAACCATTGTATTTTTTACTGAAGGTGGATATACTTGTTTTGAAAGAGGTTCAATTAATCCGTTATTATATGGCAGCATGGAAAATGAAGAATTTGAGGAAGCATATTCTAAGTGTCTTCGTTGTCACGAGTATGCCAAGTGTGGTAATCTCGAGAAGTATGAGGAAATGTCGGAGAATGATTATGAAGCTCTTCTTGCGCAGTGTATTGAGAAAGCACAAATGTTGAAGACTACTTGTAAAGGTGTTGTTGAGAAGAACATTCTTAGCCGGAAGGTTGATATTCTTCGCCAATGGCAAGCAACATTTCGCCAGACTCGAGTACAAGGCGGTTTGCGTGAAGCACCATATTCGATTGGAGTTTATGGGGGAACAGCAGTTGGAAAATCATCTATTGCTAATATTTTGATGGTAACTACATTACTACATAATAATCAAAATGCTTCTGATGATAGAATTGTCACTTTAAATGAGGCTGACAAATTTATGTCGAATTTTCGATCTCACACTAATGGTGTTTTGATTGATGATATCGGTAATACGAAAGCCGATTTTGTTGAGCGTGCTCCTACATCTCTTATGATTCAGCTAGTTAACAATGTTCGTATGTATGCGAATATGGCTGAAGCTGACATGAAAGGTAAAGTTTCAGTAGAGCCAAAAGTTGTCATTGGAACTAAAAATGTGAAAGACACGTGTGCCACCGTTTATTCTAATGAACCTGCTTCCATTACACGTCGTGATCGTATTACTTTGACTTGTAAGGTTAAACCAGAGTATGCGGTACATGATATGTTGAATGACGATAAGGTTCGTGCAGCTTTTCCCAATGGACCACCTTTAATTCCTGATTTATGGAATATTACTGTAGAAAAGTCATTCCCTGTTAAAAATGAGGTAAAAGGAAGAGCAGCAATTGTTGGATGGGAGATCGTTGAATTTCATGGAAAACCTCTTAAGGATATTGGATTACCAGAACTGATTCGTTGGATCGGACAAGATTCCGCGAAGTTTTATATTAGTCAGAAAGAATTGGTTGCTAAGAGTAATAATCTTGACAAACAACTTCGGCTTTGTCCGAAATGTCGTTTTCCTATGCCAGATGTTTGCATTTGTGCACGTGATGATCAGTGTACAGGTTGTGAAGTTCAGCATGAAGATGAACCTTTTGAGAATCATATTGGCGAGAGAATTGTAGCTACTATGCTTTCCAAAACTCGAATGTGGAATCGAAGGATCATTGCTGGAATTGTCTGCAGAAGATCAGTTGGGGCACTTTTAGAGCGTCTCGATTGGCTTGAGAATTCCCGTTGGGTTTGTTGGACAAATTGGATTCCTAAAGAATGGTTAGAAAAGGATTGGATGAAGAATGTTATATGGTTTACTCGTGAGAGAGAATTGCGTAAACGTATTCGTCGTTCTTATTTCAACCATTTTTTGGGTATTATATGTTGCTTTTATTTTATATTTTTTGTTCATCATTATTTTATTTTTACTCTTATGTTTCCATTAATTGGAATTTCAGGAGTAGTTGAGTTTGAGAAGAATAAAATGTATGATGAAGTAGCAGCAGATAATGACATTATGCCTAGAATTTTTAAAATGTATCGTGATAGACATATTAAGTGGATTACAAGTACTAGTATTGTAGTGGCTGCATTGTATGCTATTGCACAAATTTATAAGGCATTTAAAGCCACCCCAGTCCCACAAGGAAATCTTGCTCCTACGTCTGCTCAGGATATAGTGGATAGAGACCTTGAAGTAAATCCATGGGCTGGTGTTAAAGTCAGTGAAATGCCATGTACAGAGAGATCAAAAACCACCACCCCTAATCGTTTAGAAAAAATGGTTCAGAATAATCTTTGTTTTATGACAATTACCTTAACGGATAATGGGAGTGTGCGTAAATTTGGGTGTGATGCATTTTTTCCCAAGTCAAATGTTGCTATTGTTCCACGTCATATGTGGAAAGCTGATGATATCAAGGCTAAATTTACTCGTCATGATCCTTCCTTTATTGGAGGAAATTTTGAGTGTTTCTTGTATCGTAAATTCAGCGTTGACGTTCCCAATACTGATTTATCTGTCGTATGGGTTCCCAATGGTGGTGATTGGAAAGATTTGACAGATTATTTTCCATTACAACGTTTTGCCAGTGCGCCTGCTCGCTTGACATACAAGAAGCAAGATGGAACTTGTATTAGTTCTAAGTTGATGATGGAAGTCGGTGATGTAACAACTCTTGCAGCCAAATTTTATGGCGCAACGTACAATTTGAGGTTTGAAACCTTCGAAGGTTTGTGTATGGCACCATTGATTACTGAAACCCGTGGACCGCTAATTGGTGGTTTCCATTTGGGTGGAAGGACTGGTGAAACGCGTGGATGTAGTGGTCTTTTATTGAAGAGTGAATTTGATAGCGCCTTCTCGATGTTGCGTGATGTCCCTGGAGTTATACTGGCTAAGAGCTCTGGTACTATACC